GACATGGGTTTGTTGATGTAGAACGGTATTCGGGATATGCTTCCGTCGGAGTACGCTTCTTGACTGTGTCCCAAAAGAGTAGACCTGGCTCCGCTGAAGCCCATGCTGCCTCGATGATCTCGTGCCAAAGTTGCTTAGCATCAACATGTTCTTCCACGGTGTGCTTCGCGTCCTTCTCAACCGGGAACCGAAGGTGTACCTTGTCACCATCCTTCACAGCCTGCATGAACTCATCAGTGAGACGGATGGAGATGTTTGCACCGGTGACCTTCTTGAGGTCACGTTTGATGTTGATGAATGTGCGAATCTCTGGATGGTGAACATCGATAGTAAGCATCAATGCTCCGCGGCGACCTCCTTGAGCCACCTCTCTGCAGGTATTGGAGAATCTCTCCATGAAGACACCGATGCCGTCGGTAGTACGGGCAGCGTTGGCCGTCACAATGCCCTTAGGGCGGATAGTGGAGATATCAAATCCGACCCCGCCGCGGCGCTTCATGATCTGAGCCTGTTCCTGATCAGCCTTAAGTATGCCGGCATATGAATCATAAGGTGACTGAATCACGAAACAATTTGACAACGACTGATATTGAAATGCATTTCCAATTGCAGACATCGGTGATCCTTGAGGAACGATTGGTCCCAGACCACGGGATTCCGCAGCCAATTCATCTAGAGACATCTTTTCAATCTGAGATGCATCAAGATGATCGACGTCTGCCAAGAGACAGAAGATATCCTTTTCCGACATTGGATTAGGATACTTCTTCTCTATCCTCGCAAATTCCTTTGCAAGTCTGCGGTGCATGTCTGACGGAGTCAACTCCAACAGATCACCCTTTGGAGTCCTGAGGGCGTACTTATCTACGAAAACCGATGATGCTAACTCATCGCCGTTAAAATACTTGAGTGATGCTTGATATGCTTGTTCGCGTGTATGTGACATATTAGACTCTCAAAAAGGTGGAAGGGTAATTATATAACGTTTGCCTCAAGAGTACTCGGCTTTTGTAGAGAAAATTCTTTCTTCATCTCCTGCCACTTGGCTCTTAAAGCTTTCTTTTGTGCTTCATCATCAGTTGCAGTGACAGATTCTGGCGAATCTGCTGCACCAACAATTTCAAATTGGCTTCTTGCCGTATTGATTTTAGAAGGATAAACCAGACCATCTCTACCTGCACGGTTCTTTGCAACGTACAACCTACCCCATCCAGATGCCTTCTCATGTGACCTTCTAGACACAGAGATGATGAAGTCACAGATCATTGCCTTGCCGTATGCTTCTGACATGTTCGTCATGTCAATGATTTCTGCATTTGCTCCCTCTTTGTTGGATTGTGATGCAGTCCAGACAGGAATGCCATATTCCATCGCAAATCCTCTAAGCTCTTCATATACGAGCTTTAATTCATGACGCAGAGAATCAAACTGTCGAGTCGATCTCATAATGTCTGCATAATCGATGATGATGATGTCTGGTCTAAAGCCCTTCAAATCCAATCGTTCGACATGTGATCGAATAGTGAAGATGGATGCTGTGTTCGTGGGATATTCTTTAATGAATAGCCGACCAAGGTGCTTGTTATCGTCATAGAACTTTTTGACCTCATCCTTGCGATCCATGACTTCATTAGAATCCATGTCACAAAGATTAGAATCATAACGGATACCTACTGCCGTTTCAGACAACTCAAACGTGTAATGAAGAACGTTCTTTCCATGCCTCAATGCATTGGCACCAATCATCGTAAGGAAGTGGGATTTACCTGAACCTGATCCACCAACCACACAGAGCAATTCGCCTTTACCAGATCCTCCATTAAGCAATTCTTTCTTATCCAATTCTGGAATGCCTGTTGGAATAGTATCTCGCCGAAGTCGGGTAAACCTTGCGTCCATCTCATTAAAGAAGTCGTGACCTACAGACGGTGCAGTTCCAACTTGGACGGCCTTCTTAATTGACTCTACGATGGATTCATATTTATCTGCCTGCATTTGATCGACTGCATTCTCAAGAGCAGCCTTAAGAGCTTGCTTTCGACAAAAATCAAGCGATTTATCTTTCACAAATTGCAAATCTCCTGGGTCTGGATTTGCCTTCATCCGTTGGAGATATTCAATGATCTGATCACGTAGAATTGTGTCTGTTCCTACCTTAAGGTCTTCTCTAATGATCGTTACAAGAAGCTGTAGCGTTGGAAAGACCTTGTACTTCTTTGAATATGCAAAGTAACGATCTGCAAGAAACTGAAGATATTTCAATTCAAAATATGATGAATCGAACACTTCTGTCATTTGCTCTGCCCATTTTTGATCTGTTAGCAAAGCCTGACCAATCTTTTCCTGAAATGATTTACCATAGGTACCGAATGTTACCTTGGATGTTGTTTTATTTTCGTAATCAGACATTTCAATCTCCGGTCGTGTGATGAGTTGCAGTCACACATTTTAGATCGTAAAAGAATCCCTCGATGTCAAAACCTTCAATTCCTTCTTTGACTAACGCTCGAATTAACCCCATCCTATCTGTCTTTGGCTCAAATGTATCGATGACATATTGCACCTTCGAAACTTGATCTCCAGACAACATGCTACCATCAAGATGTACCAGCTTCCAATTTCTTCTGACGTCTTCAACGCTGTCCATAATGCGGCGATAAATAATAGACTCGTCAACGTGCGCTTGACAGTAGTCAATGACTTCCTGTAGAATTACCATCTGGTCGCCGCCCAGGATTGGAATTTTTGATGAAACTTTTTTAAAACCGACACCTTTTATTCCAGGAACGTTGTCTCCTGAATCTCCGCATATCGCCTTTGCGATTGCGAAGTTGTGGGTACGAATCCTAAACTCATCAAAGATATCTTCTGCAGTCACTATCTTCTTCTTGTGAAGACTATAGATTCTTGTTTTATCATTTAGGAGTTGATACATGTCTTTATCAGAAGACACTATGATCTTATCTTCACCCCTGAGAGGACCTGAACATAGATGTGCGATGGTATCATCTCCTTCGCAATCTGAAACATACACCTGACAAACAGGGACAAACTTTAACATTCCAAGCAATGACATCAACTGATGTTTCTTGTTCTCTTCAGAATCTGGTATGTCATCGCCATAGAAACGATTCAGCTTCTCAGGCTTTCTACCCATCTTGTATTCTGAATATAATTTCCTGCGGCGTTGCGAACCACCACCTTCCCAGACGATGTAAATCTTGCAAGGCTGAATCTCTCTCGTGATTCGTTGCATGGATTTAAGAAACCCAACACAACCGCCCATCTGCTCACCATTCTTGTTCATGGTGGGATAGGCTGCCCAGGACCTTATAAAAAGATTCTGGGCATCGATTATCAATATCGGATGATCTTGACTCAATGTTGTACCCTAAACGCCAGTGCTACCAAATCCACCTTCGCCTCGATCCGTCTCTGATACTGTCTTAGCCTTCTGGAAGATCGCTTGAAAAATCGGAAAAAACATTAGCTGTGCAATCCTATCACCTTTTTTAACAATAAAATCTTCCCGGCCTGAGTTATACAGGATCACCTTTACCTCCCCACGGTAATCGTTGTCTACGAGCCCGGGAGCATTTAATACCTGAATTCCACTCTTTGCTGCAAGTCCAGATCTGGAACAAACCTGTGCTGCAAATCCAGATGGAATTTCCATCTTCAATCCCGTACCAACAACCAATCGAGATCCAGAAGGAATTACGACGTTGTCTGTTGACATGAGATCACACCCTGCAGAACCTGATGTTTGGTACGCAGGAATCAAAGAATCATCATCAGTGATTACCTTGATCCAAATTGGATTAGTTGGTCGTTCAGTCATCTGATCCTCCATCATCAGTAACGTTGTCATCTACTTCATTTGAATCTACGGCGGGGCCAGTAACTAGCGTCAATGCACAATCAACTGCTTCCATCAACCATGGACCATGTTTGGCATCGCGTAGAAGTTCACCAAACTCAGACTTATAGAATTTCTTCTCTACAACGACCTCGCCTGTCTTATCATCAACGACACTGAGCTCTTTCCATGCACCTTCTCCAGAAATATTGATTGTCTTACCTTTTCGTTTGATGAATCCAGCGTCCTTACAATAAGAACGAACCTGGTCGAAAAGGTATTCATCCTCGACAATTCCCTTACCAAAGATGATGTCAAATTCGCACTTACGGAACGGAGGAGCAACCTTGTTCTTCTTAATCGTGGCAATAACGTGAATTCCAATAACGTTACCAGCCTTGTCTTTTACTTGTGTTCCAGACGTTAGCTTCAATCGAATTGATGCATGATAAGGAATTGACTTTCCTCCAGGAGTAACATCAGGATCGCCATGCATTACTCCGATGGCCGTACGCAATTGATTTAGGCATAGAAGAGTTACATTGTTCTGCCCAATAACTCCAGTGATCTTACGCATGCCCTTTGAGATGACTCGGGCCTGAAGACCAATTGTGTTATCCTCATATTCACCATCAAGCTCTGCCTTAGGGGACGTCGCTGCTACTGAATCCCAGATGACTAGAATCGGAACATTCTTATCAAGGATCTGCTTGGCCTTTGTGATTGTAGACTCGATGATCGAAAAGACTTCTTCTGTGCAGTGAGAATCGCAATACACAAATCGCTTACGAACATCGATTCCCATTGTTGCAAGCTTGGCTACAGGAGTTGCATTCTCGGTATCGACATAAACAACGAGACCACCAAGCTTTTGAGCCATGGCCGCGGCGTGATAGGCAAGATGAGACTTACCGATAGAGGGAGCGCCAGAGATCTCAATGATTCGACCCTCAGGGTAACCACCGTGAGTGGCATTTCGAATTGCATAGTTTAGTTGAACGGAACCTGTGTCCAACCATCGTTTGACAACCGTCGGGGCTTCATCTTCCCCGAGGTTATATGCAATCCTTTGACCAAATTCCTTATTTAGAGCCTTGATCAGGTCATTTGTCATGTTCGCTACTGTGCTGTCATCTTCAAGATCATCAACCTTTGATTTCTTTGCCATATGTTCTGTTATTATCCTCTTAAGTGTGGTGATAGTACAAACGCCGGAGACCTATTTGATCCCCGGCGTTTTTTATGTTTCAATCAAATAAGAATCACTCATTCATGAGATCAGCAAAGGCATCATCGAGCGATTGTTTCTTGCCGCCATCGTCTTCCTTCTTTGACTTCTTGGCCGCAGGCTTCTCAGTTGATGCTGACTTAACCTCCGCAACGAGATCATCAAGAGCGTCGGTGGTTGCTGGACCTCGAGAAACCTCGAGACTTGAATCTGTTGTTCCACCGTTGAGCCAGTTATTAAGAACAGTCTCAATCTCTTGTGTTGACTTGAGACGATACATGTCATCCAAGTTTGGAATCGTGTTCAACCATGTCTCCATTTGCTTTGCATCTTCATGAAGCTTTGATGGCCTACGAGCAGGATCAACAACTGTATCGTTGAATTGCTTTCCTGGTGGCTTTGAGATCGATATCTTTAGATCAAACCCTTCAGTTGGAGAAAGAATATCACCAACTTCTTCATCAAGGAAGAAACCAAGCATTCGTTGATAGACAAGCTTACCAAATGCCCAAACCTGAACTCCCTTGTCTTCCTCACCTCGGACGATGACTGGGGCATAGCAACGCATCTTTGGTTGTAGCTTCTTGGCAAGATTGCGATCATCTGGCTTACCACTGCTATATAGCTTTCGAATCAAATCATTGATTGGATCTGGTTTGCCGAATTGGTGGGGTGTTAGAATACCTGCATTTTCACCGAGGTAATAGAACCAACGTCCTGCAAAGGGTTGGCCGTC